TAATAGGGTAAGAATATGCCGTTCAAATAGTGTTGGCGGATCCGGAGGCACAAAGAGCAAAAAGGTTGATTATATTTACCTGACTAAGATAATGAAATACTTCTTAGGGAAGCAATTAGAAATGTTAAAAAAGGAAATGAACCCCGCAATATTGAACGATGACGGAACAGTCAAGGCCGGATATGTTGGTGAAGATTTCCTGATATTCCCCACAGAAAAAGGAACAATGATCAAGCCAAATACCTATTATCAAATAATTAAAAGATTTGCCGCTAAGGCCGGAATCAACGCACACCCTCATTGCTTCAGACATACGTTCACATACTTCTTGAGAAATAAGATATCCCTAAAGGAGCTACAGAACGCCTTGCGGCATGAAGCCTCAACATCGACCCTTGATATTTACGGTACTATGGTAAACGACATGAATGACGAAACCGGAGAAATCATCAATGACGTTTTTGAAAAAATTGAGGAGAACATAAGGACGGAAATTACAAAGAAGAAAAGCGATAAAACAGCCGATTTCATGGAGTACAAAAGGGAAAAAGCTTAGTATCTTTTTAGTATCTTATATTTTGAGAACATAAGGTATCAATGTGTAACCAACAATATTATGCAAATAGCCTCAAACCATTTATTTAAAACCATTATACCACATTTTGTAACCGATAGAAAACACGTGTCACCTTGGTTCGGGACCAAGAAGTCGCAGGTTCAAATCCTGTCACTCCGACCAGTAAAAAAGCGGGTTCCATGATTTTGGAACTCGCTTCTTCTTATTTTTTAGTACCTTATTAGTACCTTATCTTTATCCACCATGCTTTGCGTTTTTATAAATGCATGCTTCGTTATATGCCGCCGAAGCAATTATCAATTCCTCAAGTTCGAGATACTCCTTGAGCTGTTCTTCATTTAAGCTTTTCTTAAAATGTGCCTCGTGTTGCAAAATTCTCTTGTTTAATTCCTGACTTGTTTTGTCAGCTTGTAGAATCTGTTCGCACTGAGAAAATACAATTTCGTCATTATTCATACCATCAGCCTCCACGATAGATTGACCTATTGTTTTGAGTAAGCCATCTGATGCAAAATCCGAACGTCTGTTCTTTTATTATACTGTCTAACATGGTAAAAATCAACAATAATTATATTGTCAATATGGCTATGAATTGTTAATAACGACAAATTGTAGCATGTTTGACTGTATACGGTTGTTGTAATATAATCCAGATCAGTATAATATCAGGAGGTAATGTTATGAAGAAACCTATAGCCCCAGGTAAAAGGTTAAATGGCGTTGTAGGGTATCAAGCGCCAGAAGATTGGAAAGTCTTTGGCCTTGGGTTATTTTTCGCTTTTTTAGAGTTACGATATTTTGGTTTTGGAAATGATTGTATCATAGATTCCTCCAAAATAAAATAAACCCCGTCATTAAGACGGGGTTTCGTTCTGTAGCTCCGGAAGTCCGGCAATGCTTGTAAGTAAACTCAGTATTCCTGCCAAAAGGGAGGCACTAAGTACAAGTTTCCAGTCTACCTCTCCTATTGCCGCACTCGTGCCAATTGTTGCAACTGCGGTTTGTGCAATAGTCTTGATCGCCCTGATTCCTGCGGCTTTAATCCATGCTTTAAACATATACATTCTCCTTTCATATTTTGATATTTTTCAATATATCTCTTAGCTTATCGTCTCGGTTTTTAAGTATCGCACCGAGCGTTCCTATGTCGATAATTTCAAGTGGGTCATGAGGCGAATTCAGGTAACCTTGTTTAAGCAGGTAATCAGCGCAATCCTTTTTCCACTGCGGCACTTTTGTCTCCGGCATGCTATCATCCTCCTTGTATTCAATCCCCGGGTATTTCAGCCAATGTGTCCAGCCACGTTCCTTTAGATTGGTTTTTACTACTCCGTATTTAGTGCCTCTTGCCTCAATAACTTCACCATTGCCTATGTAAACACCTATATGTCCTTGGTATCTTACACATATTCCGGGGATATCAGGCATGGTATTAATAGGGCCTTTTTCTTTAGCTCCCTGAAACGCGCCGTCAGCAGACATCCATACACCATCAACCTTATCATATTTGATATCATAGACCACATCCTGCTTTTTATTATCCCACCACAGGTAAGACTTGATTAAGTTTACACAGTCAACTGTGCGCTTGCCGATAAATGTCCTTATAAGACTGAGATGCTTATTAATTTGATCTGGATACTGTAGCTGTTTTTGGCTGATTATAGATGCAGTCAGGACTTGACCAATGGTGCCATATACATATTTCCAGTTTTCTGCAAGTGCCTTCTTAGCATGCGCAACTAAGCCAATGTTAGTAAACATATTAATCACTTCCCTTGTTCTTCTGTAATTTCTATTGCATTTTCGGCTTTGCCCTTCAAGAAATTGCTGAACTTAATAAGAAACTCAGGCACGGGAACACCAAGTGTAATTAGGTGTCTGCAGCCACTCAAGGCTTCCAATCCGCAAAAATATAATGTTGTTGCAATTGCGAACACCGGTTTATATTGTATGTCCCAGCCAATTGTTGAAATACCCTCGCTGATGAGCAAATCGATAAGAATTGCGAATAAAATAGCAACACCATAACCTATTTTTTTAATGATCCCCCATAACGCTATCCCAACATCAAATTTGCACTCAGTTTTAATCGAGGCCAAAACTCCCAAAATGTAATCTGCCAACATTAAAATCAGGAGAATAATCATCGGAATATTAATACTGTTCGCTATGAAGCCTAACACAATGCTAAAAAGTGCAATGAATCCTTTTTGTTCCATATTAGTAACCGCCTTTCTTAAATAAAAAGGAGCTATGTCCCTTAACCGTACATTTCTATAGAGCCGTCCACGTTCGAGAAAAACTCAACTCCATATTGAGTGTTAGCCATGCGAACATGAACCATGGTGCAATAATCTATTGTAGTTACTGGAACCAATGCCGTATAGGTTTCTCCATTGATCTTATACTCATTTTGACCTGGCATCATCCAGGTATGTACCCCGCAGCCTAAAGTACAGAAGCCAGCGCCAGTCTTTTTGTCTATGCCCTCAATGTCAACGTCAATCGTATTCATTAGCAATGTGGCGAATAAGTCAGACTCAGGCATACGCCGTCCGAATTTCGTTTTATACTTACTCAGCAAAGTAACCGCAATCTGAGTTACAATTGGCGCCGCAAATGATGTACCGCTTGCTACGGAATAGCCCTCTCTTATGTCGGCAACGTATAAATCAACGCCAATCTGGCATAAGTCAACCTCGTCATTCATCGTGGTAAACCATGCGGCTTTTCTTTCAAGGTCAACGGCGCCTACTGAAATTACATCGTGAAATCCGGCCGGCCAGAAATACTGTTCGTTACCAGTGTTGCCGGCAGCCGCAATTACGGGGATACCTTTGTCAACGACTACCTCATGGATAACCTGCTCAAGTTTTGCTTTGACATCCGGCTGGATACCATTTTGTGTCCACCCTTGCGAAATATTGACTATATCGAACAAGTGAGCATTATCCCGAACATATTCAAACACTCGTACTACTGCCCACTTGTCGCTTTCGCCCATACCATCTTTTGTTTTGAGCGGTATAACATTCGCTAATGGCGCACCGAGATTCTTCCCGGCTATTAAACTTGCTACCGCTGTTCCATGTCCGCTGCCGGATTCGTCATATGTATTGGCTGGATCCGAAATTCTTGTCCCTGCAAAATTGCGACCGTATTGACGTAAAATCCTGCCTTCAAGCTCTGGATGGTCGTCTATGCCTGTGTCTATTACGCCGACTGTGATGTTTTGCCCGAGGTATCCTTGATTATGAAGCTTCTTGACCCCAGACAATGCGATTGGTTTTCTCATATTTATATGAAAATTCATCGTCCTCACCCCTTTCCAGGCATAATAAAAGGACCCGGTTGACCGGATCCTTTATTTCAAATTATTTTATATTTGCGAACTAACTTTGTCTTAAACTACTGGCACAAGATTGTCCGATGTGACATTATTAGTACCAGTCATAGCCCCAACGCCTTTTTTTGTCCTTGCAAAATCATTATTTTTAACAATTGCATAGTCAACATCAGTGAGTGTTCTTATACCATTTGACCCTTGTGTTACTACGTTTTCAGTAATAATAGGTCTTCTCATTTTAGCACTAATAAGTATTCCGTCTTTATTAGAGGCTGGGGTTATTTTGTTATTTTTTATTTCAACTCCGTCATCTATCATTTGAGGCATACGGCCACAATCAAAATATATACCGTGTTCTGTATTAGACTTAAGTAAATGATTATTTGATATTTTTGCGGATAAAATATTTTCACCAGAAATATAAATGGGGTATTTTTCGGCAACTATTTCATTACCCACAATATTTACAGCATAATCGACTGTAGAACTAATACCTTGCCCTGCGGTGGAATTAAGTTTATTATTTTCAATATTAAGTAATTGTATATTGCCGTAACTCCTAATACAGTCGTCAACTGCCATTATTGTATTATCTTTAATTTTAATGTTATCTATAGCACTTAGAATAATGCCATGATGACCACAATATACTTCATTATTATAAATTTTTGCATCCCCATGGATAGTCATACCGTTATTATTGGCAATTATCTTATTATTTGATATTTTTATACCTTCTTTATATTTATCAACAAACGATATCGCACAAAGACCGTCACCGTCAGATGTTGTTGTGGTGGCTTCTATATAATTACCATCGATTAGTATGTTTTTAATAGGCATATCTGGTGCAGAATGTAAAGTAATAGCTCCTTCTCTATCGCAATTGTCAAGGTCTCCTTGAATAATTGTATTATTGATAAATTTTACATTTTCACAACCACGAAGAATTTGAAAACCAGTTCTCCATCCTTTTCCAATGAATACTCCATCAACCACAACATTTTTAGATAAATCTCCTACTCTTATGCACTCATATCCACCGTATTCATATTTCCCACCAGTAATTCTTACGTTTGTTGACCGCATTGTCACCATACATATGCCTGAATAATCAGGTGTATTTTGAACTGGAAAGTAATTGCAATATCTTATTTTAACATTATCTGCATAACCATCTTCCATTTCAAAGAACATAAAGCCATGAAGCCGCCCTTTAAAAAGTGCTGACCTATCTCCAGTGATTATTAAGTCTTTTATTGTAATATGGCTAGAACCTGATTCAGTTACAACTATTGGGTATGAATCATTTTTGCCCTCTCTCCAAAAATGCGGGTCGAGAGAAAAACCGTCTAGTAGTATAATCTCACCAATGCCTAACCCATCGACAATGGTATTACTACGGACGTATACTGTTCCTTTAATACCGCAACAAGGTGGGATGATTAATTTGCTCCCTGCGGCGGCATCTAAAGCATTTTGTAATGCTACTGTATTATCTGTGGCTGGTGTGGTATATGTAGCATCGGCATACCATTTTTTATCTGCTTCGTTAAAATATTTTGCATCAGGTACTACGCCATATGATGTTGCTAATTTCGCCATTTCGTTAACTTGCGATTCAAGCTGTGCTATACTTGCTCTTGCTTCGGTATCCACGCCGTCCAATCCATCAGGCAGTTGAGATACAGGCACTTTGCCACTACTATCCAAGGTTGCAATGCCTTCCGGTTGCCCTTTTTGATTTTGTAAGGCAGCAATAGCATTCCGCGCAGTTGTATCCACACCACCGCCGCTGCCTATCTTTATAACTATACCACCGTTAGACATCTTTCGTTACCTCCTTTATTACAAGGATTTTGAGAGTTTCGGATATTTGCACATTTTCACCGTCTTTGTAAAGAATGTCTGTTAGCAAGGTTCCGACTGGCCAGTTTTCAGTATTCACAACTTTGAAGATATAATGACCTGGCTCATCGGTTTCTGATATTTCTACATCAGCGATTAATTTATCTAATGTGTTTCTGATTTGGCACTTAAACTTATCAGCTGCCCCCGTAATTGGAGTACCATCATCTGTTTCTATTTGTGCGGGGATAGCAAACGTTTCTCCTGGTTTAATGGTTGTTAGTGTTTGCATAGCTTCCCTCCTTTAATATCTGGCATTATAAAAGGATCCGGGATTCCGGATCCTTTAGATCGTTTTAGTATCCTTATGTGGCGTTAAGTCTGTTTTCAATTTCTGTACGATAGTCAGGGTCTTTTATGTCCGATACTGTTATAATACTTACCCTAATAAGTTTAATAAGATCAAAGATTATATTTTCATCAAGCATACTATTCCACCAGTCCTTTCGCTTTATAAAAAAGATAATTTACTTTATCCTCTAATGTTGGCTGAGGGGTTGCGGACTCTGGCTCAGGATCAGTAAATGTCCCGTTTGGCTGCATAATTTGCCCAAGTTCACCTATGTCGGACTGAATTTCACCATCAACTATTTTTTTGCCAATTCGTATACCTACAACCTTATTATTTTCATCAAGTCGTATAAATCTCATGCTACCACTCCTTTATTTAAACTCGGCTACATAACATACTAAATGTTCTGTCACTCCAGATGACAGATACCTATTTCTAAAAGCCAAAGTATTTGCATTTAAAATTTTTCCATGTGTCACACCCTCTTGATAGCCACCAGAAATTCCAAAAGAATAAGTAAAAAATAATAGGCTTTTACTTGGATTGATTGCAGCAATAGAAATATTGCTATAAGTTTGACTTATATTAAGACTTTGTTCAATTACCTGTAATGATTTAAGCCCATCAAATTCAACCACGTAGAAAGTTCCTTCAACTTTACTGCCACCACCATATTTTTTTAAGCGTACCGTAGTTGGAGATATTATTTTGATTTGACAAAAATCCCCTAACCCAGGTGTGCCTGTTGAGGGAACAGAATACTGAATATCCGCAATTACTACAGCTTTATTTAGGTTAACTGGATTTATAGATATATTTATTTCTTTATCAGCAGCATCCATGGCATAATTTATTTGCTGAATACTCTTAACGCCCCCACCTCTAGGGGCTAAGACAAAAAAACCATTTGTTAAATCCCAACGCAAAGTTAGCGGATGACTCTTTTTAATATCACCTTCCTCAAGGTCAATATATGAATCAGTATCTATATCGAATTTCTTTATTGCCTTCGCTCCTTGTCCATCAGGATTTATTGTCGTTGCTCCTGTATTGGTTAGGGACGGATTGATGTGCAACAAATTACCGTCTTTAGTTAAATCAAATGTCAACCCTGTACCGATAGACACAGTTAAGGCATTAGCTGTTCCTGCTGTGCCATGATATTTCGTATATTCTGCCTTATGTGCATCAATTTGAGTATGTGCATTCTCTATCCCTTGTTCAATATTGTTCATATTGTTTGCAATAATAGGAGTACCTGCTTCAATTACTTGTCCCTCTGCTGGCATGAGAGTTATTGTTCCATCGGGATTGTTTTGTACATTGAACGTCAAAGGTTTTTCAACCAATCTATCTTTCCATAATGTTTTGGTATAAGCCACTAAATACCACCTCTGCTTTCAGTGTTACCTTTGAGATATCCAGCGTATTGATACTCTTGTTTGTAAATCCTCGTCTGTTTCTTGGCGTCAAAACTATCTTCTATCAAGATTACATCCGCACATTCAAGCGCAGGATTTTGCCGCCAAATAGTTTTATAAACTGCGTTGTAACTGGCTTCTTTGATTAACCATGCTGCCACATCGGCCGCATGCGATTCTGTATTGATTAGAGGGTTGTCGATTTTAAACGACGTACCATTCTTACCGCTAATACTTGTATTGTAGTAAACAACTTCTCGTTTTCCTAAAGTTTCGTATACATTTATAACTACCTCATATATTGGTTTATCAAGACTAACCTCAGGCTCGGCGAAAAGATTGTCATAATTGATATTTTTCATATCAAATTCCATGTTTACCGCAGGATATACAGTCCCACAAAATACATTCGGTTGTCCACAGTAAACTAAAAAATTGTCGCTCTGATCCAATGTTTTAAATGACTTAATTACGATTTTCCCAAGCCTGTCCTGAAATACAGCACATTTGCTTGCTATACCTATATGTTGTAGAGCTTTTCTGCTGTCAAGCCTGTCTGTAAAACCTGAGGTGTTTATATCTTTCAAACTATCCTCGATTGAGTAATCAGTTATACCGGCATTAACCAATACATCAACCGCTAAATCGTAAAGATTACCGCCCGATGTATTGTTGTATGATACTTGAGATAATAATTCAAAGTTATCTCTGGCAATTAAAGTTATACTCATAGAAGCTGTTTTGTTCTTCCATTCTATGAGATAAAATGTCCCCATTGGCACATATTCTATGGTTTCATCCTCTAATACAAGTCCAAATTCGACCTCTATTTTAGGTCGCTTGGCTATTATCTCTTGTATGTTATTGTTATTGAGGAAATTGAATTCTCCCCCAGTATTATCTAAAGTCACCTTGAGTTCATTTGCCGGGATAGTGGTATTTAAGGTGTTCATTTCCTCGATTATATTGATATCGATTATCCAATTATCGTCATATGTTTTCGTAACACCATCCATTGTAAAATGTATTCTCGCCGTTACATTTCTTACGAGGGCATAGACCGCATTTTTAAATTTCTGGCTAACACTTCGCATTGGTCATCACCTCTCGATAAGATTAAATTTAATGTCCTTATACCGGATAACGCCGTTTCTGTAATCTAAGGCTGCAGCAGTTCTGCCGCCACTGTAGAAAGTTCCAACTCTTTTAGAATTGGTTTGAGGATCTATATACTCAACCTGGAAAAATACAGGCGCTACTTTTTGCAACACAAGCGCCAAATCTTCTCTGCTTAAATAATTCCAGCTAAGTTCGATTTTCCTTTTGGTGCCTATCCGGTCTATTATAATATCGCCTTTTGCGTTTCTCTCGGCATTAGATAGGTCTTCTATCCCCACAACATATGTAGTTGGGGTAGGTATCTCTACCCCATCTATCTTTATCATTATACCTACCCCCATCCATCAAATTGGATTTAACAATACATCTTCGCCTATGCGCCTTTTCTCTTGCTCTAAATATGGCTTTACAATACGCGCAAATGTTCTACCGTCAATATTAAGCACAATGTCGCCGTTAGTATCATCATTTCTTACAAACTGCAATGCACTCATGACAGCTGTCCCTACTGCGCTTGCTATAGCATCAACGAATCCGGTATTTTCAAGAGGTACTACTGCTTCGGGTCCACGCTCACCAATCATAGCAAGAGTGGGAGACGTAACAATGCCACCACGGGCCAATTTAGGTATCTTTGGTATATTGATACCGAATGTTTTCCCTCCCAATCCAGGTACCCAATCAGGGATATCAATTCTGATTGAGTTTAAAGCTCCTATTACCGTATTGATTCCATCGATTATGAGATTGAGAGGGAATTTTACAATGCCCCACAGCGAATCAAACACGCCTTTAAAAATGGACTTAACGCCCTCCCATGCTTTTCCCCAGTTGCTAGTAAATACGCCAGTAATAAAGTCCATAAGTCCTATAAAAGTCGTTTTTAAACCATTTATGATAGTCCCTATTGAGCGAAAAACACTATCGAAGATATTTATAAAAGTACCGCCCACGAATTCGGTTAAGGGCTTAAGAACTTTTTTCCATAGATATTCAAAGTCAGTTATTAACCCCTCTACAATTAACTTAAATGAAGTAATCAAAAACGTACCAAATGGTACAAAAACGCTATTCCAAAGAAAACTTAATACTGCTGATACAGCTTCAATAGCCGGTTTCAGAATACTTAGCAACATATCACCCAAAGGCACGAGAACATTTTGCCAAAATGATTTTGCGATATCAGCAACAAACGAAAATGCTACTCCTAAAACATCAATTAAGATGCGGCCTAAAGGGATAAATACACTATTCCACATCCACAGAAGAAAATTACCTAAAGGGACTAAGACATTTTGCCATACCCAACTTATGATATTGCCAAGAACCTGCCAGGCAGCAGTAAAGCCAGTTTTTATATATTGTCCTAATGGTGTCAAAACATTTACCCATACTGACTGAAAAACTTTACCGATCTCTGTAATTATAGGCTTAAGAGCATTACTCAGTCTTTCCCATAAAGCATCTACTCTTGCCTTAAATTTATCATTGGTCATGTATGCAGTTACTAATGCACCTACCAACGCTCCAATAACCGTTACAATCGCCGCTATTGGGTGAGCGCTTATTATAGCCCAAAGTCCTTTTATAGCTGTGCCGAATCCTGTTATTGCTGTTGTTAAGCTTGATGTCCCTAATGATATTGCAAGTCCAGCAAATGCCCCTGCTATGGCACCCAATGCCGGGATAATAATGTCTTTATTCTCGATCACGATATTTTTAAAATCTGTAAAAGCCTGTTTAACTTTCACGGCCATTTCCTGCGCTTTTGACGCTATGTTATCCATAGCCCCGCCGGCACTATCTTCGGTTTTTTGTAGCTCTACACCAGTTACACCAATACCGGTAGATCCTGCTGCATCCTGCCCTTGGCCTATATCAAGCTGATTAATTTCATCGAACCCAGCTAAAGCCCCTTTGGCTTTTTTGCCTGCTTCTTCAGCAGCATCCCCTAAGTCACTCACAGCCGCTGTCTGCTCCTGCGTCTGTTTAGTCTGAATTGTAGTGGCTTTCCCAAATAACGCCTGGCTAAAAGCGGCAAATACTCGTGTGACATATTCGATTTTGCTCGCAAGAGTGTTCAATGCTGGTAATATTACATTATATATAGGTAAGAAGGCTTGCCCGATATTGGTACGGATATCTTTGAGAGTAGCAAGGAATATCATCTGTTTGGTCTGTGTGGTACCAGCAAGACTATCTCCATACTTTCTGTTGGCTTGCTCCAAAATAGATAATAGCCTAATTTGCTGCTGCTCCTGGAATGTTAGCTGCTGCCAGCTTCTTCCTTTTGCAAATTGCTTAAAGGCCTCCGTACTCTCAAGCATTGCAACATTGACATGTATTCCTAAGTCTTCAATTGCTTCGGTGTTCCCGAGCAGACCGGATCGGATTCTCTCAAGCGTATCCTCCATTGTTCGCCCAGTAGCGCTTGCCGTTACCGCCGAAGCTTTTAAAAGTTCAGTAGTATATTTCGCTGTTTCCGCTGCCCCGCCAACGAATGAACTTATTAGGTTACTGTACGTAGATCCATATTTAAATGCTTCTTCTCGCGCCATTCCAAATGATTTTGCCTGAGTTTCAGCCCAATTTTCAAATGCATTAGCGCTGTTACCCATTGTTCGGCATAATTGCGTCATAGAGCTTTCAATGGTCATGGCTGACTTTATACTATCTTTTACTAATTTACCTGCAGCCACGACACTCAAGGCGGTAGTCAGCTTTTTTACTGCGCTGGTCATACTTTTTTGAAATATATTCATCCTTTTTTGAGCGGTATTAAAGCTTTTATATAGACCTGAGAAATCTCCACCGCCACGCACTATAAAATTACTCTTTGCCAACTAATCTCACCTCCCCACCGAACAAGGCATTAAGTGCTTTTACTTGTGCTAACATTTGCTCATCGGTCATTTCTTTTGTTTTTTCTTCTTTGATAATTGATTTAAGAACTCTGTCGATATCTACTTTCTTTTGCCATACCCAACGTGAGATTAAGAATGCCTGTTTTACCATAAGTATTTGTTGGATTTTTACTTTTTCCATGTACTCTTGAGCTTCAATTTCTTTTCGTTTTTCATAGCCCTTAACAAGAATAAAGAATTCCGCGGGTGTCAACTCCCAGAATTCCGTTATGCTTATACCGATAGTGGCAGCAAGTTCCATCGCGTTTTCGATCGAAAACTCACTGCCTTCTACCCGTTTTTTCCTTCTTTATCCTCTTTTGTCCCAAATGCGCCTTCAAAAGCTTTTCCCATAACATTTAGAGTAGTTTGTATATCCGAATATTCGTCCACCAAATCCATTACTTTTTCTGGTGTAAGGTCTTTATCTTCATGAACCAGTCCTGCCCACATCAACATAGCTATATCTTCCATTGTTAAATTATCCATATCTATTTTAGAAATAGGCTTTTTAAGTTTCTTTTCAATCAAAGATATAGCTTTCATGCCATATTTAAAGTTTCTTGATTTATCAAGTTGAATAGGATAAAACATCTAATCCCTCCTAAAAATTAAAAGGCTAGAATTTAATCTAGCCTTTACGTTCCTATTGTAAGTACCGGTTTGCCGCTGACTTTTATGGTTGCGCCGAATGTTATTGTTCCGTCAACTTCCGCATCACCAACTTTGAATCCTGTTACAACGCCCTTAAATTCCCACTTTGCCGAC